GCGGGGGGCTTGAGGCGGGCTGGGTCGACCCCGCCGCCCGAGACGGGTCATACCGGGCGGCGCCCTGGGCGACGAGCACCGCATCGCCCTCAAACGCCGTCCCGGGTCGAATCAGCGCGAGCGCCCCATCGGCGCCCCGCTGGTGGATCTCGTGCACTGCGATCAGTCGTGGCATGCGTCCCCCCAATTCATGCAGGCGGCCTCATCCGTCCCGTGCATTAGTCGAGCACCTTCGCCGTGAGCGAGTTGTTGGGGTTGACCACCACCGGCAACGGCGCACTCTGCGTCATCACATAGGTGACGGGCGGGTCCTGATTGCCCCACATCTTCGGGAACGCCGGCAGCGGCTGGAAGTTGGCCTGATCGTCGAGGATGGCGCCAAAGCACCGCACGACCTGCACGTTCGGCCCGGTCAGCACCACCTTTTTCGGATCGAGGTAGGACTCCGGCGTGCCGTCGGGCAGCTCGTAGTAGTCGGAGTTGACGTAGAGCTCCAGGTTCGGACCGAGCCGACCGATCCGCTCGATATAATCCCCGGCGCGCAGCCCGGTGTTGAGCTCGGCGTTAGTGCCGCGCACGAGCAGATCGAGCTGCGCGCGGACCTGACTGTTTTTCAGCATCACGCCGAGCACATCGGCGCCGACGGTCAGCCGGTTGACCGGCCCGCCGAACTTCGCCCGCCGCACCCGGTCGATCCAGGCCTGGATATCATCCATGATCGGGTAGTCGACGCTGTCATCCCAAAACGTCCCGGTCAGGGTCACGTTGTGATCGGACGCGCGCTGGTAGTCCACCACCCGGGTCGGATAGTCCTCCCCGGTCAGGGTCACCTCGCCGTCGATCACAGCCCTGGCGGTCAGCCACTCCTCGCGGCGCTCGATCGCCTCGCGGTGGGTGCGCATGATGTCGCCGATGATGGCGTTGTAGCGCTGGCCCGGCGACTGCGTGTTCGGCGCAAAGAGATTCTCTCCCGGGCGGCGCTTGATCACACGACCCGGTGACACCGGATCTTTCGGCTTGACGTACGCCGGCTTGAACCGCTGCACCGTGCTCGCCTCTTCATAGATCGGCCGGCCTTGGGCGGTCGGCACGATCAGGGGCGCGAGCTTGCGCGTCTCGCTGACCTTCTCGAAGTCGATGTACTCGTCGTCGAAGGTCACCACCTGGTTGCTCGTGAGATCCCGAAAATAGGTGCTCGGCGGCTCCATCTCCCGGTACAGCCCCAGCAGCGTCGCCGTGTCGTAGACTCGAATCTCGATCGTCATTGCTCAATCTCCTATTACGCCCACCGCTGCGGCGCTGTCGACTTATCCGTAATACGGGGTGCGCACATAGATCTGTGCATCCGTGGCCCCGGCAAACGCCGCGAATTTCTTGGCATCGGTGTCGTAACTCGCCGGCCAATTCAGGGCTTTGATATTGAAGGTGCCGGCCTTATAGACGGGCACGCGCACGTCGGTCGGGCTGCCCTCGGCGACCTCGACCACTGTGATGGCATTGGGCTCCGTCTCGCCCGACTCGGCGAGTGAGACCGCCTCGGTCGCCGCATCCACGTGCACCGGCGTCCAGGCGGCGATCCCCGCTGTGGCGAGCGCCTCGCCCAACTGCCCCACCGCGGTGACGGGCAGCGGCGTGTCGCCGGCGAAGAGCTCAATGGTGAAAAAGCTGTCGGACTGGGAACCGGCCAGGCCGATATTCTGATAGTCGATAGGCATCATCGTCTCCTGCGATTAACGGACCCCGGATCAGTGACGATCCCGGTTGGAATACCCGGTGGCCGCCCGATAGTCCGCCAGGGCCTGCGCGGCGAGGTCGGGCTCCTCCTCGCCGCCGGCGCCGGGGCTGACGCCCAGGTCCGGATTGCCGTGGGCCATGGCCTGTTCAAATGCCGACCCGGTGGGCGCGGGCGGGGCGTCGGTGAACTCCGGCGCCGAGGCGCCGAGAATCGCGACCGCCTGCTCGGCGGGCAGCTCGGTGTGCATGGCAAGGTGCAGGGCGAACCCCGGACGGGCCTGCGCCACCTCGGCGTTGAGGATGGCCTCGATGCGCACGCGTTCGGCATCGGCCCCTTCCTTGCGGCCCTGCGTGCGCGCGGCCTCCAGATCGGCCTGCTGTGGTTCCTGCACCTGCACCTCGGATGTGTCGCTCATAATCGGATCTCCTACAATGGCTTGGCGACCGCTCGACAGGGCGGCCAGCGCTTCATCAAACGCCCGCACCTCGTGGGCGAAGCCCAATGCGACCGCGTCTTCGGCGTCATAGATCTGCGCCTCCGTACTGCGCACCGTCTGCGCGTCCAGCCCCAGGTTGCGGGCGACGGTGTTCACGAACAGGCTGTGCAGCCCGTCGACCCGGGCCTGCATGCGCGCCCGCACGGCCTCCGGCAACGGCTCGAACGGGTTGCCGTCGACCTTATGCGCCCCGGCATGAATGAGGGTGACCTTGACCCCGGCCTTCTCGAGCGCCTCGGACCGATCCACATGCGCGGTCAGCACGCCGACGCTGCCCACACTGCCCGTGCGCGGCACCACGATGTGGTCTGCCGTCGAGGCGATGGAGTAGGCCGCCGAGTAGGCCACCTCGTCGAGCACTGCGGTCACCGGCTTGACGCCCCGGGCGGCATACAGACGGTCGGTCAGGTCGAACGCCCCGGCCACCTCGCCGCCGCCGGAGTTGATCGTCAGGGCGATCTGCTCGACCTGCGGGTCGGCCAGCCCACGCTCGAAGGCGCGCTGGACGTACGCATACCCGGTGGCGAGATCCCAGGCCTGAAACGGGAAGTCGTGCAGCAACAGCCCCTTGACCGGGATCTGCAGCACGCCACCCTCGACGCGGTACGGGCGGAGCATGGAGAGAAAGCCGTCCTCCTCGCCCCACCAGTCGTCCTGACCCGCGAGCTGCTCGGCGATCGCCTGCTCCACGATCGGCGCCTCGCGGGTGAGCGCGTCGATGCAATGCGCCATCCAGGCCTCCCGGTGTGGGGCGACCAGCACGGGCGCGTCGGCAAAGCGTGCACTCAGCACCCTAGTCATCACGTTCCCCCTCGCTCACTGCGCTGCGCGGCGCGGCGCCCTCATCGGGCACGTTGCCGCCGGCGGCGTTCATCATGTTTGTCGACGCGCGATCCGTGCCGAAGGCGAGGTCTTTGTCTTCGGCGACGTTGCGCTCGCGGGCGAGCTGGTTGAAGACCTCACGCCAGTCGCGGCCGAGCCGCGAGAGCTCCACCTCGCGGGTGGACAGCCCGTTGTTGACCCGCAGCACCGCGGCCTGGGTCTCCTTGAGCTCGTCGATCTGCCCCTGACTCGCGCCGATCCAGTCGCAGTCGCTGTACGCCTCGGCGTTGAGCCCCTGGTACCAGTTCGGCGCGTTCGCCGGCAGCGCGGTGAGGTCGCGGCGGTTGATCGCCTCTTCGAGCCAGAGCCGGAAATACAGGGTGGCGAAGCGGTCGGCGACCATGCGCTTGCGCACGCGCATGTGCCGCTCGGTGTCCGCCATGGCCGCGCGCAAGTTGGAGTAGTTGGCCTTGGAGAAGTCCTTGCTCAACTGCTCATAGGACACCCCCAGGGTGGCGGCGATATAGCGCAGCATCGACGCCTCGAACTCGCTGCCCACCCCGCCGGGCGTCCCCGCGGGCTGGAGCTTCATGGTCGTGCCCGGGTAGAACACCGGCACCTTGACGCCGTCGAGCTGGATGTTGCGGCTGCCGCCGATGTACTCCGCGACCTGGCCCAGGTACGCGTTGGCGTACTTGCTGACCGCCTCCGTATCGCCGCCGCCGGCCTGCTGCATCGCCACCTCGGCGGGCAGGTCCGACTCGATGCTGGCCGCGTAGCTCGCCTGGAGCACCGCCGACTGCAGCACCACGTCGCGGAACTTCTTCGTCATGCGCATCTCTTTGAGCGCGCTGACCATCGCGGCGATACCGCGGCTTTGATCGGCCCGCCACTGATCCAGGATGTGGATCATCTGCGGCCGGTCCCAGGCGGGGTTGCCCATGACCTGCCCGCGCGTGGCCGGGACGAACTTCCATTCGTGGTTGCGCGGGTCGTGCCAATCCGTGGGGTGGGTCTTTTGCACCCAGTAGCCCACCGGGGCGCCGTGACGGTCGCGCTGCACGCCGCCGCGCAGCGTCGGTGAGTCCATCTGCCCGCGCGGGTTGGAGAGCCGGTCGAGGTCGATCATCTGCAGCGCGGTGGCGTATGGCCGCGCCGCGCCGCGCATCCACTCCACCGACGCGAGCACCTCGCCGGCGGCCGAATGAATGCCCACGGCCAGGCGCACCAGCCCGGTCAACGTATTCTTGCGTTGCGCGTCGGGGAAATTCCGCGGCGATTCCGCGTACAGGGTGAACTTGGCCTCGACTTCCTGCTGGAATTCCTCGGCCCAGGTTTCATCGAGCCCGAGCACCTTCCAATTCGGCTTGGAATTGAGGAGGAACAGCTCGCCGACGATGTAGTCTTTCTGGATCTGCGCGCCGTTGCGAACGTAGGCGTCATTGCGCATCGAATCGCGCACACGCGCATCGGCGAGCGGCTTCTCGCCGGCCATCTCCATATCGGCCGATTGCAGCGGCGGCTGCCAGAGCATCAGCTCGCGCGACAGGCGGCTTGCGCCGTCATACCCGCCCTGGGCCCGCTCGCGCGGGGTGCCGATCAGCGGGTCGAGATACTCCGCCACCACGCTCACCGAATCCACACCCGCGCCGGCGCCTGGGGCGCGATGCCGAGCTGGGCGCGCAGGCTCTGAATGTAGGCCCACAGCCGGGTCAGATTCGATGCGGAATACCGGATCAGCTCTCCATTGTGGTCCCGCACTTCGGCGACGGTCTGCCCGGTAATCAAACGGTGATAGGCCAACTCCGCTTCTTCCAGCCTCACCTTGAGATCAACCATGGCTCTCCCTCCGGCGAACAGTCACGCCCTCGGGGATGGTAACCACCTTTGGTTGAATCCGAAAGTATTACTTGAATTATCAGGCGAGATCGGCGGCAAGATCGGCCAATGACCGCCCTGGTGCTTTGGACGCCCCGCTCTCGGCGCCGTCCGGATGAAACACCATGTCATTGTCATCCCATTCGGCCGCCCACCGCGGCGGGTCCTCCCAATCCAGGGATTCGGCACGGATCGGGCGAAACAGCGCCACGGCCCAGGCATAGACCAGCAGATCCCAGGCCTCGTTGCGGGCGGTCACCCGCTCCCAGCCCTGCGCGGTGCGCGTCTCGGCGACCATCTCGTTCCAGAACGAATCGGGCAGCCAATCCGCGAACTCGATTCGCCCGCCGCCGGGGGCCTTACGGTCGAGCAGCGCGTCGATCTGATCCTTCAGCGCCGTCGTATTGAGCATCAGAATTGGCACATTCCCCCGCGCACCGGCGTGCCGATCCGCGCGTTCGCTATCGGGATAGGTGAGCTTGACCCGCGGCGCGGTCTGCGTCGATCCGCCCTTGAGCAGCAATAACCGGTGGTGCAGGCCGGCGGGAAACTCGGAACCGTCGGAATGGCGTAATAGCCGGTAGAACTCATAGGCATTACCGGTCACCGAGCTGTCGTTTTTCTTCGCCGCCGCGCCGCCGGAATCACAGCCGACCATACGGATACGCATGTGCCGCCCGGAGCCATCCCCCAGGGGATACGTGCGCAGAAACACCTCGTCGATCAGCAGCCGCCAATCCTCGATGTACGACGCCGGGCGCACGGGCAGCCGATCGCCATCCTCGTCGAGACGCTCGGACTTTTTGATCGCCCAACGGTCGATCACGACAATGTCATTACCGTACCCAAAGCCCTGCACCTGGCACTCGAACCGGGACTTCTGCACGTCCACCGTCGCGACCAGAAAGCGCACGCCCGGGGGCACCACGCCCTTCCCGCACTCCCGGGCCATGGCCTTGATATCCTCGGGCAGCCGCCCGCCCTCCAGACCCTGGGGCAGGTAGGGCAGCCCCTGGTCGGTATTGGTCGTCGCGCGCAGCGTCGCCTGATCGGCGGTCCGCTCAAAGCTCGCCACGGCCTGCAGGTAGCGCATCACAATGCCGCGCCAGTCGGCAAAGTTCGCCGCCGGACCCTTCAGCCAGAAGGTCGCCAGATCCGAGCGCAGCGCCTGCCCCTCGAACCGTGCCGCCGATCTGGCCGCCCCCAGCCCGGCTGGCACCCACTGCTGCCCGGCTGGCACCCAGGCCGCGTTGCCAAGGCGCGTCTGATTGAGCTCGTGCTTGCCCGGCACGCCATCCCGGCCCTCGTGCCAGATCGCCCCCGCGCAGTGCGGGCAGGCCAGCACCGTGGCCTCGGCGGCCTCCACCAGATCCGCGCTGTCGGGGATGACGAAATGCTTGAAATCCGGCTCGAAGGGTTCGGCGCAGTGCGGGCAGCGCCAGTACCAGCGCCGGCGATCGCCCTGGTTGTAGAGCGCGAGCACCCCGCCGGCGACCGGCGGCGCCTCGTGGGGGATGGTGGGCTGCCAGCGGGCGTCGATGACGTCAAAACCGGGCGATGACTCGGCGACCGTCATGCCGTGGCGGCGGAAGGTCTCCGCGCGCTTGGCCGTGAGGCTGAACGCCGAGCCCTCGCCGTCGATGGATTCAGGAATCCGGTCGTAGTCGGCGATCCAGTTGCGCCCGACCGTCTTGCCGGAGAGCTCGGTGATCGTGGGCCATTTCACCAGCAGGTGCATGCCGGAGATAAAACGAATGTCGTGGGTGGACTGGTTGCTGCGGCCCGGGGCGACCGTGTCACCGAGCGCCTTGGAATGCCGGAAGGCCCGACGCAGATCTTTTTGTGACCAGTCGCGGGCGACGTTCATGGTCATGTGGACCATCATCATGTCCGCCGGATCGCACACGGCCGTGTGGAGCAGCCAGTTAAAGAAGACGTCGCTCTTCCCGGTGCGGGCGGGGCCGGCGAAGATCATGCCGGTGTAGTCGGTGCTGGTGAGCACCTCCATGGGCTCGACGAGATAGGGCGCGAAGGCATTGTCCCAGTAGCCGACGTAAGAGCCGGGGTTGCTCAGGTAGCGGTACTTCTCCGCCGCCTCGGCCACCGTCAGGCGCTCGGGCGGCCGCACGCCGCTCGCGACCGCCGCGACCATGGCCTCCAGGGACTCATACGCCATCGACGCCCTCCGGTGCGGACGCCTTCTCGCCCGGGATGGCGCCGTGCTCCGCCACCGAGCTCAGCGTGCGCCGTGTGCGCGGGGTCTCGACCATCCGCGTATGGACCGACTCGAGGAGGGTGTCGGTCTGCTGGGTCAGGGTCCGGCGCATCTGCGTGCTCAGCCCATGCAAGCGGTCGAGGTCCTCCACCCACAACTGCACCGTCGACTTAATCATGAACGCCGTGTCCCCCAGGACCTCGAGCACGTCCTCGGTGCGCCAGAGATCCCGCGCGTTCTCCTCCCACTTCTGCCGCTTGAGCATCGCCGCCCAATAGCTCTCGTTCAGGATCGGCGGCAGATCATTGGGCCGCAGGCTTTTGACATACTCGACCAGATTGACCTTGGGTGTGACCAGATAGGGGGCGGCGTCCGCCAGGCGGTAGAGCGGTGCGCCGTGACGCCGGCCGACGATCTCGATGCCGGCGACCGAGAGCTTCTTTTTCACCGTGCGCGGATCGGCGCCGAACATGGTCGCGAGCCACGACGCACTCACCCCGCCGTAGAGCTCGGCGATGTCCATGGAATACTTGTTCGGCCCGTCCGGGGGCACGTCGGGGTCGCTCGGCGGTCGGGCCGGCACGTCGGCCGGCGACACCTCGCCGATCAAATCATCGTCACGCAGGCCCTTCGGG